GTCGGGGTGTATCTGCTGGTGTCGCTGGTGGTGCATCCGTGACCGCACCGAAGAAGCGTCTACCGAAACCGACCTCGACGCTGAAGCTGCGCGGCTCCAACGGCTACACCGTCGAGGTCAATGACCACAGCGAAACGGTCGCGTCGGTGGTGATTGTGGGCACCGCCACGGGGAAACGCCACGCCAACGCGGCATTGGAGTGGTCGGACCTCGAGGAGCTGCACGACTGGATCAATCGGCTGCTCTGACCCGTCCGGTTTCCGGACACGCAACAAATCACTGTTTCACCCCCCCCTAGAAGAAAGAGAGAACATCATGAGTGACGACTACATCAAGGCCGCCTTTTTCGAGGTGTGCACCGAAGCGGAGACCGCCGAGCGGCATTTCGTGTCTCTGTACTGCAATCACCGTTTCTACGGCGGCCCCGAGGAGGGCGGCTGGTACGGCACGGACACGACGCTGATCGCGTCGCAGGAGGTCGATTCGGAGGCTGTCGCGGTCGTCATGCAGGCGGCGGCCGTCGATTTGGCCGAAAAACTGACCCAGGAGGCCGAGGATGCCCGGAATCGGGCGTGCGCCGAGTCGATGGAGTGGCTGGAAGAACGGGGGCTGGATGCCGATTTCCTGCCGGAGCCGGATGGCGGCGAGTCGTTCTGGGTGGCGACCGAGACGGTTCGCGGCAGCTTCGTCAGCACCGGCGATCGTTGCTACTCGTGAGGCGCGTTCTGGCCGCCGGGTTGGCGGCGGCGGCGGTGACGGTGGGTGTGGTGTCGGCTGCGCCGGCGTCGGCCGAAACTTTCCTGCTGTGCCCGTCCGGCTTGTCGGGGGTGGCGACGGCGGATACGTCGTGCCCGTTCGCCGACAATGTGCGGCGCGCGTTTTACGGGCAGCCGGGGTGGACGGTGTTCGCGTTCAGCCCGGTGACGGGCAGCGTGTACACGATGCAGTGTGCCCGCACCATAACGTCGGTGGGCTGGTCGAATCCGAAGCGCTGTTTCGGTTTGAACGCGTCGGGGGCTTATCTGGCCGTGTACATCGCCTGATCGACGCTGCGTGACCTGTCCGGTTTCCGGACACTGAAAATTTCCCCACCAACCAATCCAGAAGGAGCAATTTCGTGACGAGAAAGCGGCAGATCAAGACGTTCGTCGACGACTACGGCAGGCACGCCCTGGTCGCGGACCGCCACTGGGGTCCGGCAGCGCCGGTCAGGGATGTGATGCGGCTGCTGGCCGAGCAGGATCTCCAGATCGGGATCAGCGCGGCGTACATGCCGATGGACTACCAGCCGCGGCACGCCGCCGGTGAAGCATGATCGACGGTGACCTCCCGGTGTCTCCGCTGATCATCAAGGACGACATCGGGGGGGCGTTGACGGTGCACGACTTCGGCGGTGGCCGCAGCGGCATCGTGGTGTCCGACGCTTCAGGGTCTCCTGGGATGGGCGGCATCCTGCTGGATTATGAGGACCTGGTCGCGTTGACGGAGGTGCTGGTGGCGATGGCGTTGGACGCCCCCAGGAAGAAGGCCCCGTGAGCTGGTTCCCGTCCGGAAACCGGACACCAGCAGTATCAACAACACAGAAAGAGAAGATTCAATGACCTGGATAACTGACGAGTACGGCATCGTGCAGTCGGGGCCGGGCACGGTCGACGCGATCGTGGCGGAGCTGCGCGAATCGGGGAGTGTGGTGATCGGCTGGACGGATGGCCGCATGACGTTGCTGAACGTGCTGTTCACGTATGACCCGGTGCGTGAGGGTCCTCCGGCGCGGATCGACAACGGCCCCGACAAGCTGTTCGTGTCGGTGCTGGGGCGTGGGGCGCACGCGTTCGGGCCGGGCGGCTTCATCCATCCGGACTATTTCGCGGAGAAGATGGGTGTCGACGGCAGCGCGACGTGGGAGGCGTTGGCGGCGCTGGTGTCCGATGTTCGCGCGGAACTGTGGGCGCGCTGATGGCGGTGACATGCAGGGCGTGCCGCGAGGAATGCCAGGTGGTGGAGATCGATCTGGGGATCGGCGCCTACGAGTATTGGGGCGCCACCGGCGTCGATACCCGTGTGGTGCGGGCCAGCAACTGCTGCGAGGCCGACTTCGATGTCGAGGAGTTCGACGACGAGGACGACTGCCCGTTTTGACGACTGTCCGAAATCCGGACAGTTGACCAGTGAGGAGGAAAATCATGGTGATCAGTGATCCGGAGCTCGCGGCGTACGCCGACGTGTTGGAGGCGGCGGGGTTCGCGATCTACGAGTCGGCGTCGGGTCGTCCGTCCGCCTATTTCCGGTATTCGCGGGTGGTGGGCGACAAGGAGTGCTTCGGCTATGTGCAGCGGAACTGGGTGGGTGCGACGCAGTATTCGCATCTGATGCCGATTCTGCCGTCGATCGAGCATGGTTCGTCGATGTGGGTGCAGGGTGTGCCGAACGAGCTGTCGGTGAAGGCGGCGGCGATGATCTGTCGGCAGGTGAACAGCAATCCGCTGGTGGGTCAGCGACGTAATTTCGCTGATCCGCGGTTCGAGTCGCTGTACAAGCGCCGCGGTGTGCCGGAGCCTGCGGTTCCGGAGCCGTCGTGATCGTGGCGACCCCCGAGGTGGGCCGGCGGCTGTACTCGAATGATGGTCAGGTGTTTCGCGACGGCGATGTGACCATCTACGCGCAGTCGTATCTGCCGGAGGGTGCGGCGTTGACGTCGACGTCGTTGGCGGTGACGTTCATCGCGTCGGCGGGCAACATTTCGGTGTGTGTGTCTGATGTCGATTCTGGTCATGTCTTCTGGAAGGAGGATGGTTTGTCCGTGTCGGAGGCTGCGGCGTTGACCGCTGAGGCGATCGCGCGGTTCTCCGAATATCATTAATAGCCCCTTGACGTAAGAGGCTGTCTAGGGTATAATAGTAGTTGTGGGTCGAGTGCTGCCCGCGATTACCGAGCACCCGAAAATCCCTGATCAACACCTGTCCGGAAACCGGACACCCCACGAGAGAAAGAAGGATTCATGACCGACAACAACCTGCCCGCCACCAAAGACGCCACCGTCCGGAAACCGGACACCCGAGGCCAGCAAGCCGGAGCCGACGTCACCCTCTCACTGCGGGCCAGGTGCGCCGGATTCTGGATCATCAGCCGCGACGAGGCCCGCACCGAACAGGACCTCATCCCGGCCATCGCCAAGGCGGGCTACACCCCACACTTCTGGGACATCGCCTCCGGTGCCGTCGAAGTGAACGGCGACGCCATCCGCGGCGACACCGACTACAACCCGCCCGAGGACCCCGACGCGATGCTCAACCTCATCGACAAAAGGTCCAAGGCACGGACCACACGGCCCGACCGCAACGTGTGGATCATGCGGGACTTCGGCCCGTGGATCGAAGGGGCCGCCGGGGCGCTCACCCGCCGCAGACTGCGCAACATGCTCCGACCCGACGGACTGTCGGGCACGCCGCGCAACACGGCACAGGCCATCATCATCCTGTCCGCCGGTGACCCGCCGCCCACCGAGCTGTCCAACGGCGAGCTCACCGTCATCGACTGGCCGCTGCCCGACCGCACCGAGATCGGGGAAATCCTCAGCAACGCCATCGAGGTGCTCCCCGACACCGACAGCCAGCCACTGAAAACGAAGGTGCTGGGCCTGCTCAAAAAGCCGGGGGTGCGCGACGCCGCCATCGACGCCGCCGTCGGCCTGTCCTCGCAGGAGGTGCAGACCACGCTGGCCCGGTCGCTCATCGAGAACGGCAGCATCGACGTGTCCGCGATCGCCGCCGAGAAGAAACGCCTCATCGATCAGGAACCGGCGATGGAGTATTTCGCGCCGCGGCCGGGTGGCTTCGGCAACGTCGGCGGCCTCGACGTGTTCAAGGAGTGGGCGGTGAAGCAGAAGATCGCGTACTCGCCGGAAGCTCGGGCGTACAACCTGAAGCTGCCCAAGGGCGCGATGCTACTCGGCACGTCTGGCTGCGGGAAGTCGCTGCTGTGCCAGTCGCTGGGCGCGGAGTGGAACTGGCCTGTGGTGCGCCTCGACATCAACGCGCTCAAGGGCAAGTATGTGGGCGAGTCGGAGTCCCGGCTGCGCGGCATCTTCTCCAAGATCGATGCGCTCGGGCAGGTCATCGTGTACATCGACGAGGTGGAGAAGGCGTTGGAGGGCGCCACGTCGGGTTCCGCTGACGGCGGTGTGTCCGCTGACGCTCTGGGTGCGATCCTGACGTGGATGCAGGATCGGCGTGGTCAGGCGTTCGTCCTGATGACCGCCAACGATGCGTCGAAGTTGCCGCCGGAGTTCCTGCGGAAGGGCCGCTTCGACGAGGTGTGGTGGATCGATCTGCCCACACGGGCGGAGCGGGTGTCGATCGCTGCCGCCACGCTGCGCGTCAACGGTCGCGACGCCGAGAAGTTGGGCATCGACCTGCACGCCGTCTCCGACGCCACCAACGGGTTCACGGGCGCGGAGATCGCGGCGGCCATCGAGCACGATGCGATGTTCGCTGCGTTCGCCGACGGTGCGCGTGAGATCACCACCGATGACATCCTCACCGCGGCTGGTGAGGTGATTCCCCTGATGAAGACGATGGGGGACAAGATGAACCGGCTGCGGGAGGCGTGGTCGGGGCGCGCGAAACCGGCGACCCGTCCGGATTCGGCGGCCACGAAGGTGGCGGCCGGTCGGGTGCTCGACTTGTGAGCAGGTTCGAGACCACCTGGGTGTGGGTCCGCAACAGCACCGGCTGTCCGCGGTGTGGTGCCCAGCCACGCCAGCGGTGTGTGAGTAGGTCTGGCCGGGTGATGTCGCAGCTTCACATGGCCAGGAAGGTTGCGCACGACAGCAGCCGATAAACCGTCCGGTTTCCGGACACTCGACAACTGAATAGCTCGACCTGATACCCAGCCGAATGCGGGCTTCAGGGCCATCGGGGTCAGCGAGATACCGGTCAGGATTCGCCGGTTGGAGACGCCTCTCCGCGGATGGCACCCATCAGCACCAACCAAGCACCACCCAGAAGGAGGTAAGACGTGAGCTTGGAATCCCGCTTCTGGGCGAAGGTGACCAAGACGGACACCTGCTGGCTGTGGACCGCTTCTACTAGTAACGGAGGCTACGGTCAGCTCAGCAAGGGCAGCCGCGGAAAGGTGTCTGCGCACCGGCTCTCCTGGGAGTTAGCCAACGGCCCGATCCCGCCTGGCTTGATGCTCGACCATCGGCACACCTGTCCGAAGAATTGTGTCAGGCCAGAGCATCTGCGCCTGGTGACGGACGGCCAGAACAAGCAGAACCGGCCCGGCGCCAACCGCAACTCAGTATCTGGCGTCCGCGGAGTATCCCCTAGCCGGGGCAGGTGGAAGGTGCAGGTTCAGCACCAAGGAAAGAGCGTCAGCGGAGGCATTTTCAGCACCATCGAAGAGGCAGAGAAGGCTGCCATCGCACTACGGCGACAGCTGTTTACCCACAGCGACATGGATGTCCGAAAACCGGACACCCAACCATCGAGAGAAGGAGCAACACAATGACCGAGACCAGAACCATTCGCCCCGGCATCTTAGTGAGTGTGAAAACCTCCCACGCCGGTAACCGCAGCTACCAAAAGAAGGAAATCGAACGGCCGCACCGCACCGACGACGGCGTGGAACGCTCCCGCTGGGACACCGTCCGCATCGTGTTCGACCCCGACGAGGCGAAGGAGGCGTCGCAGGTCGCGAGCCGGGCCCGATACCTGATCACCCGGCTGTGCGCCGACACCGCGCACGGCCCGCTGTGCCCGATGGATCGCCGCGAAGAGCTGTACGAGGCGATCAAGGAGGCCCGGGAACTCGTCGAGAAGTTCAACGAGACGTCGGTGTTCTCCCGCGTCGAGGTGAACGTGATCTGCGGTGAGATCGTCGCCGACGACGTGATGGCGGCGCGTGCCCTGTTCTCCGAGACGGAGAAGTTCATGACCCAGATGCAGGAAGGGTTGGAGCAGCTCGACGTGAAGAAGGTTCGCGCCGCCTGCAACAAGCTCCTCGACGTGGGCCAGATGCTGTCGCCGGAGGCGTCGACGACGGCGGCGTTGGCGGTGAACACGGCCCGTGCGGCGTGCCGCAAGATCGTGGCGGCCGGTGAGCAGGCCGCCATCGAAATCGACCAGAAGGCGATCGAGACGATCGGGTTGGCGCGCAACTCGTTCCTCGACTTCAACCTGGACGACGGCGCGGTGGCGGTGGAGCGTGAGCACGCCCCGCGTGGCCTGGACTTCGAGCCGACCGTGGAGGACTTCTTCGACGACTCGTTCGAGGGTGCCACGGCCCGTGAGATGGAGTTCGAGGCGGTCGAGTGAAGCCCGAGGCGCTCAAGCTCATGACCCGCGCTCAAGCTGTGCTCGCCAAGCACGGCTGGGACTACACGTTCTGCACCTGTGGTCACACCATCACCTACGACGACCGGCTGTACAGCCGCGACGACCACGCGCTGCACCAGGCGGCGATGCTGATCACGGAGATACCGGAGTTCGCGGCGGTCCGCGACGGCGCCACACAGGAGTGGGGTTTGGGCACCGAGCTGGCTGACGGCAGCCATTCCCTGATCGACGGCAGTTTCCAGAACCGGGAGGAGGCAGTAAACAGCAAGTTCTACAGCAGCGTCCACATCGTTTCCCGCTGGGTGACCAGCTGGAAAGCCAGCTAGAGAAGGAGAATTACTGTGCCATGCGATTCCGTCCGGACCAGTCCGGAGCAGACCCTCGCCCAGCGCGCCGCGGAGATCCGCAAAGCGGGGTTGGCGATCGACGCCCTCGTCGCCGGGGGCAGGGTCAAAGTGAAGGTCGGCCCGCAGGGTGCGATCACGTTCGTCGGCATCCCCGATGACACCCGCGCAGGGATCACCGACGCCTGCGTGTACCGCCGCATCATGACCAGCGGCACGACCGGCGCGAAGCTGGCGATCGCGAAAGCGGAGCGGCTCGCTGGCCGCGCCGTCGACAAGAAGGTCGTCGGGATCGGGGTGCACTCCCACGACGGCGGAAAGTCGTGGCACCCGAAAGGGTGACCGCCAGCATCAACGACTGTCCGGTTACCGGACACCCCACGAAACAGAAATGGAGCACATGACCATCACGTTGACCCGCCGCACCTTCGAGGAGCTCGATCCTCAAGGGTTCCTGCGGCCGCAAGACCCGACCGACCACCGGCAGTTCGAGGAGATTCTGCCGTGGATGACACCGAGGTTCGTCTACCGGTGGCGCGGTGCGGAATGGGTCCGCTGGGCTGTCCCGGCGGCCACCGCGAAGCGTCTCGGGCTGGACGAAGGGTGCGTGTGCTGCGGCACCAAGCCCGAGCCGCTCGACACGGAGGGCGGGTTCTGGATCGACACCGCCTGGCATGAAACGTCATTCTGGCTGACGGCCAATGGTTATGCACTACCCGACGCAACCAGCGCGGGCAACAACACAGAAGGAGATTCAGCATCATGACCGAACCACTCACGACGGGCACCTTGGAGCACATCAGCCCGAACGATCTGCTGATCGAGACGAACGTCCGCACCGAGGCGTCCCTCACGAAGCAGTTCATCGCCTCCATCAAGGAGAACGGTGTCCTGGTCCCGATCACCGCGATCCGCGACACCAACGGTGTGGTGCATGTCAGGGCAGGCCAGCGCCGCACCCTGGCGGCCCGCGAGGCAGGTCTGGCGACTGTCCCCGTGTACATCACCGACGCCGGCGACGACGTCGAAACGAGGGTGGTGCAGCAGCTCACCGAGAATGATCAGCGGCTGTCGATGACGGCGAAGGATCGGGTGATGGGCATCCAGCAGTTGCTGGACACCGGCATGTCGATCACGAAGGTGTCGAAGCGGCTCGCCGTGTCGGCCGATCGGGTGAAGCAGTCGCAGCAGGTCGCCACGTCGGATGTGGCGATGGAGGCGCTGCATTCCCGCACGGTGACGTTGGAGCAGGCCGCGGCGCTCGCCGAGTTCGAGGACGAGGACGGCGCGGTGGAGCGGCTGCTGCGGGCAGCGGAGCGCGGCTTCTTCGACCACGAGGCGGAGCGGCTCCGCAATCAGCGGGTCGAGCGGGCGGCGCGGGCCAAGGCTGCTGTGGCCTACGAGGAGCTGGGTTACACGGTGCTGACCGAGTGGCCGCGCTACGACGGGGTGCATGTGCCGTTGCGGCACCTGGTGTACACCGACGGTACGGGTGAGTCACGGGAGGCCGACGAGTCCGACGTGATCACCGCCTCACACTGGGCGATCATGCTGGTGGAGGAGCCGGTGTTCACCGGTGCCATCGGCTCCGACCGGGAAGGCGAGACGATCGCGGAGGAGCTGATCGACTGGGCGACGGAAACCGATCCGGAATCCGAGGCCGCCGAGGGGCTGCTGCACTACAAGTCCATCACCGAATCGTCGGAGTGGGTGCCGTCCGAGTATTTCTGCATCAACCCCGAGGGTGCCGGTCTGACGGTGGCGGAGCGGTACCAGAAGTTGGCCGCGGCGAACGGTGCGCTGCCCGACGGTATCGAAGCGGAGGAGTCGGAGGAGGAGATCGCGGCCGCGAAAGCTGCGCGCCGCGAAGTCCTGTCGATGAACAAGTTGGGGTTGGCCGCCGAGTCGGTGCGCCGCGACTTCGTGAAGACGATGCTCGCCCGCAAAACCCTCCCCGAGGGTGGTGGTCGGTTCATGGCTGAGGCGATGATCGGCGGTCTGTGGCAGCAGGGGCACGGCGACGAGGTCGCTGGTGAGCTGCTGGGCGGCCCGGTGCGTGACGGGCAGCTACTCGACCATGCCACCGACAGTCGTGCGCAGGTGATCGTCCTGGGCATGGTGTTGGGGTCGATGGAGCTGTTCACGGGCAAGTCGGCGTGGCGTGGGCCGTCCGATTCGACGGTGAAGTATCTGCGGTTCCTCGCCGCGAACGGATACCTGCTGTCACCGGTGGAGCAGGTGATGGTCGGTGACATCACCGTCGACGCCTGCATGGAGATGCAGGAGTGAGCGACGACAGAGTCAGCCCGGTCGCGCTCACTCGCGATACCCCCGCGGAGGCGCTCCCCGAGGGCGTCAGTCAGGTCGCGGTGACCGTGGAGGTCCATCCGGATGCCTCGTTGACCATGACGTTTCAGCGTGTCCCCATCGACTCGCTGGACGCCCTGTTCGACAGCCTGGCCTCCGACGAAGGCAAGACCGCTTTCGCGGAGAAGATTCACGATGCGTACGCCGCTGAAATCCAGCAGCGTGCAGAACAGGAGGCAGATGGTGAGTGACGATCCGTTCGAGGACCCGGAATGGTTGGACTTCGCCAGGCAGGCGCGGGAAAACCTGGTCCCGATGATCGACAAGTCCGCGGTGGCGGTGTCGATCGTGTCCGACAAGTTGGACCCGAAGTTGGCGATCGAAACCGGCTACATGGTGCTGATGGATAAGCCGATCATTCTGGCGGTGACGCCGGGGTCGAAGATTCCGTCGAAGTTGGCGTTGGTGGCCGACGAGATCGTCGAGGTCGACTTGAGTGACCCGTCGTTCTCGGATCGTTTGCGGGCGGCGATTCAGCGGGTCACCGAGAGGCTCGACCTGTAGTAGACCGGAGTGTGGGTGGTGGGTGCCCCCCGCCTGCCACCCACACTCCCTCAACCCGTCCGGTTTCCGGACAGCAAGAAAGGAGAAGTGCCATGCAAAGAACATGCCTGGTCTGTGGCAAAGATTTCGTGGCCCCCGGCGGCATCGGCCGCCCACCGGAGACCTGCTCACCGGACTGCTTCGACGGGCGGCGACGGGAGCAGCGGGCGGCGTCCCAGGAGCGGGCCGCGGAGCGCCCCATCCCCGAGTCGGCGCACGGCACATCGTCGGGGTACACGTATTTCAGGTGCCCGTGCGGGAAGTGCCGCAAGTGGGCGCGCGACTACAAGAAGGCCCAGCGCAACGCTGCGGCCGCAACCACAGAGAAGGAGGAAGCGCAGTGATGGATGAGGGTGGGCACGTCAACCGGATCGCCGCAGAGATCGCCGAGGTCGCCGCCGCGTCGGGGCGTCGCGCCATCGACGCCCTCGAAGCCCCACCCGCCGACCCGGTCGGCGGCTACACCGAGGACGAGATCGCCGCGCACTACGCGGCGGTGGACCGGCTGGTGTGGGCGTTCAAAGCGTTGGACGCGGAGGTCAGCCGACTCCGCGCCGGAGAGTAAGGCAGTGAGGTTCACAGGAGGGTACGAGGGCACAGCCCTCGGGGCCATCACGATCTGCCAGGACTGCGGGTTCGCTATCCAGCTTCGCCGCGAGCCGTCAGCAATCCTTGGCGAGTACGACTGCTGGGTTCATTTTCGACTACCCATCACGCCGCATGTCGGTAGGCCGGTGAAGTGCTGGCCGGATGACATGAGCGCCAGAGAGTAAACCGTCCGGTTTCCGGACACTGGAAGTTTTCACCCCACGAAGTTTCACCCCATGAAAGAGAAGGAGAACCATCATGAGTGTTCGCAGCGTCGGAAACGTCGACCTGGCTGTCGGCTTGGTCAACTGCCCCGTCAAAATGGTCGGCGTCGCCGACAACCACGACCACAAAGGGTCCATGTACCACCACCATCCCGTCGAGGACGGGGCCGGTGACTACGCCAAGGTGAAGATGCCGAAGGTGTGCGACGGCTGCGCCGAGGTGGTGCCGAATGCCGAAATCTCCAAGGGCTTCGAGTACAACGGCGAGATCATCATGCTGTCCCACGATGAGATGGAGGCGGTCGCAGCGAGCACGGGCGCGGCCCTCGAGGTCGGGCATTTCGTGAAAGCCGCCGAGGTGGACCCGATGCTGTTCGCCGACCAGAACGTGTACCGGCTGGTGCCTGACACGAAGCGCGGCAGGCAGGCGACGACCATCTACCTGACGGTCAAGGAGGTGCTCACCGAGAAGGGTTTGGCGGGGGTGGTGCAGTACACCCGCTGGGGTCGTAGCCGTCAGGCGTTGCTCGACGTGGAGCCGTCCGACGATGGCGGTGTGCTGGTCCTGCGCAACATGATGTGGCCCGACGAGCTGCGCGGCACCGATGGCTTGTTGCCGTCCGGTGGTGCGGAGGTCGATCCGCGTCTGGTCCCGGTGATGGAGTCGGTGGTGGATTCGATGACCACCGAGTGGGTGCCCGCGAATTACACGGACGCCTACCGGGAGAGGTTGTCGGCGGCGATCGAAGCGAAAGCTGCTGGTGATGAGATCGCGAAGGTCGAGTCGGCCGGTAGTAGCGCCATCGACGACGTGTCCGACCTGCTGGCGAAGCTGGAGATGAGTATCCAGAAGAAGCAGGAGGACGCGGCGTGACGCAGAAGGCCCAGCCCTTGGTGCCCATCCCGCCGGAGGGTGTCCGGATCGTTCGGCGGGATGGCATCGAGATTCCCTGCGAGGTCAAGTACGTCGGGGTGGAGACCGGCGACGACGGCGAGCCCATGCACGAGTGGCGGGCCGTCTCGGAGTACATGCCCAACATCGAAGCGGGCGACAACGGTTCCCAAATCGCGCATAGAAGAGCTGATGGACAAATACCACGTGACACACGTTCATGTGGCTTGTGGGCCGATGGAAGAGGTTGAGCCAAATGAAGTGGTCTAAAGCAACTCTGGACGAAATGATCCAACGCAATCGTAAGTTGGCCGATTTCGAGTCTGCACTGAGAAGGCTTGTGAATTCAGAGAGTTTGGAGCAATACTGCGATATACCCGATTACGTGATCGCGTCGTATCTGCGCGCTGCGTTTGAAAACCTTTGTATTGCAGCAGAATTCAAGGTGAACTGGAAGCCAGAGGATGTAGGCGCAATCGTGCGAGACATGCGAGGAGAGTCAGAATGCAGTTGACGGTCAAGCACATTGACGACGACTTTGAGACCGCTTCTGGGACAAAGGCCGCCGCGGACCAGCCTGTCGTTCGATTTCACCACCGCGATGCTCAAGATGAAGCACGTCTCCAACCCGCCATTCAAGAAGGAGCAGTAACAGTGAAATCCGAAGTCAGTGAATCGATGGTGGAGCAGTCCGTCATGGCCATGGTTGGCACGCTCGACCACAGCCGGTCGCTGCCCGAGAACGCGTTGGAGCTGATCGAGTCGCTGCCGCCGGACACCCCTGAGATGCGGATGGGGACGTTGGCGGTGACGTTGGCGGCGGCGCTGCGCATCATCGACCGGAACAGTGCCGACAAAAAGGGCAACACCGAGGAGGAACCCGTGGGAGTGACGATCACGAACTACGACAGCGACCGCCCCGCCGAAGGCCGCACCTGGTCCACGTCGGAGATGACCGACGAGTTCGAGGCGCTGGGCTTCGCCGCGCCGTTCGTTTCGGTGAAGCGCCGCAGCGACGGCAGGACGGGGCTGCTGGAGTTCAAGCATTCGCCCCGCGTCTACTTCGATTCGCGGGGGGAGTTCGCGTGACCGGACCGTCGACAAGAAGGTGCAGAGCGGTGCTCAACATCGCAGGCGCCCACTACCGCTGTGAAGTCGAAGCCCCCCACCCCGGCATCGCCCACGACAACCAGGAAGCCCAAGCCATCTGGTGCTCCGACGGCGAAGCCCGAAAGTACAACCCGTCCGGAAACCGGACACCCACCACCCCACAGAAAGAGGTTGAGCAATGACCAAGGAAATGAAGATCGACGCCGACAGACTGGCCGCCGAAGTGACATGGCTCAGCCGCATCCCCACCAACGGCAGCCCATCGTCCGCCGTCATCGAGATCACCACCATGCTCGGCGCGATCGTGCTGCGACGCTCCGACCTGGAGCAGTACCGGGAGGTGCTGCTTCCCGCCGAGGGCACCGGGCAGGCCACCCTGCTGGTCGACGCCGGGAAGCTGACCGCCGGCCTGAAAGCCCTCTCCGGCATCGTCACCGTCGCGTTCAGCGACGACACCCTGGCGTTGTCCGCGTCCACGAAGACGGTGCGGATCAAGGCGGCGGCGCTGGAGTTCCCGAAGTGGCCGAAGTTCGAACCGGCCACCGAGAAGTCCATCATCAGCGGGCAGGACTTGGCGGCGGCGCTCAGCTCGGCGGGCACCGACCCGACGATGCCGCAGCTGATGGTGGCGTCGTTCGACCGGGGCCGCATCGTCACCACGGACAGGTTCCGCCTCTCCGCGATCACGTACGGGGAGTCCGACCTTGTCGGGCAGGTCCCGGCGGTGGCGTTGAAGGCGTTCGCCAAGCCGGGTGTGATGGCCCGCATCAGGGCGGGCCGCTGCTACGGGGAGTCGGCTGACTGGCTGCAAATCTCCGACGAGGTTCGCACCCTGACCATCGCGATGGTCGACTCGCAGTTCCCGCAGTGGGAGCGGCTCGTTCCGGAGAAGCCGCCGGTGCGGATCGGTGTGCGGCGCAATGACCTGCTGAAAGCGGTGCGCGGCGAGTCGGTGAAGATCACGATGTCACTGGAGGGCGAGTTCTTGACGGTGGTCAGTCTTGACGACGGCGTCGAGGTGGAGCAGACCGTCGAGATCACTCACCTGCTGCGCAACGACACCACGGAGCCGCTGGAGGTGGCGCTGCGGTCGAAGTTCGTGACGGACTGCCTGAAAAGCATCGACTCCGGCCTGGTGATCATCGAAGCTGACACGTCGGGTCCGGTGGTGTTCAAGGACATCACGGAGAAGGCGCTGTATCTGATCATGCCGACCAGGATTCCGGAAGCCGAACCGGCGGCTGTCGGCGCAGGCTGAGGCAGCGGTGCGGGACCTGATCTTCCCGTTCCAGAATTTCATCGACTTCTGCCGAGGTCAGGTGAGCGGGAACTCCGAGATGAAAGGTTCCAGTGGTGACAAGGGTGGGCCGGGCGATCTTGTTCCGGCCGCGCTGTCGGAGTCGAACCTGGTGTGCAGTGACCGGAAGGAGGATGGTCTGCACATCCCGATCCTCGACATCGACATGCCCGCGATGCTGCTGAAGTCCAGCACGTACGGGCACTACCACCTGTACATCGACAAGCCGATGAGCTGGGAGAACTACTGCAAACTGCTCGACGTGATGGCCGAGGTCGGCATCCTTGAACCGGGATATGTCAGCGTGTCGAAGAAGCGCAAACGCACACAGGTCCGCACACCGTGGACCAAGAAATACAGGTGACAAAAGGAGGGGGCGGCCCCGAAGGTCAGATTCAGGGCCGCCCTACCCTTTCTTTCCCCACGAAAGAGAAGGTTGCCGTCGAGGCACCTTCACAATACAGGAGGTAACGCATGGACCTGCTCGAAGAAACCCAGAGGTACGCCGAAACAGCTGCGCTGCAGCTGACCGGCCTGAACGATTTCGATCCCGTCGTGATGGTGAAAACCCGCCACGGGGACATCGCTGTCGCCCACCTCCTCATGCCCGACGAGGAGGAGGGCCGGGCGGCGGTGGCCGCGATCATGGCCGCCGTGTGCGGGGTGAATCTCGGCGTGGAGGCGACGTTCTGCTCGGCGGCGTGGGTCGCCCAGTACCCGAAGGACACCGACATGACGATGCAGCCCGACGTGATGCCGTCGCAGCATCCCGACCGCCAGGAGATCGTCTCCCTGGTGCTGGTCAACGCTGAGGGCCGGGCCACCATGCATTCGGCGCCCATCATTCGGGAGAACAACCTGGTGGGCATCGGGTTGTGGGAGCAGCCGTCGCCGGACACGGAACCGGAGGGCAGGTTCATCAGCAGTTTGCGGCTCGGCTTGCGGATGGCGAAGGACATCCCCGCTGACATGGCCGACGATCTGGAGCGGATGGATTCGGATATGACGACGGGCCTGATCAGGAGGATCGCGCAGATGATCCAGCACATGTCGAGGAACCTGCCGTGAACGCTGAGGAGATGACCATTTGCATGGCGAAGGGGTGTGACACACCAGCTCAGCGACGAGGGTGGTGTCATGCCCACTACCGGCGTGTTCGGCTGCATGGATCGCCGCTTGAGGATAAGCCGATTCGTCCACTTCGCCCTCGGGGGTTGTCACTTGAGGACTCTTTTAAGTGGTGGATGCCTGACAATCCCCCAGTCGAAGGATGTTGGGAGTGGACAGGTCGCCGCGATGACAATGGCTACGGCTGGCTCAAGTTTCACGGTCGAGACTTGGGTGCGCATGTCGCTTCGCATTTGATTCACAAAGGGGATGTGGGGACGCTCTTTGTCTTGCACTCCTGCGATAACCCCCCCTGTTGCAATCCGGCACACCTCTGGCTAGGGACGCAAGCCGATAACATGGCCGACATGAGTGGCAAGGGCCGTGGCCGCAATCAAGGGCAACGCAGGGAGAAGGTGATGTGCAGTGTAGAGAGCTGCAACCGCAAAGCGAGTGCTCGCGGATGGTGTCTGCCGCACTGGAAGCGCTGGAGGCGTTATGGGGACCCTTTGCTTGGGCGCAAATCTCCGATCGTGTGCCTGCCGGAGCATGTGGTGGGTGTCGAGGTCGATGAGCCTGATGTGTCCGGTTACCGGACAGGTGGCTGACTAGGACGAGGGCAGTTCGAGTGCTAAAATGTCACCATGAATGACATGAATATGAGCGGCGCGGAATTGAAGGTCCGACTCACAGGCCTTGGGCTCACACCCAACTGGCTCGCCGACCACATCGGGGTCAGCGTCCGCACCGTCCACCGCTGGTGCAACGAACCCGTCGCGCCCTACGCCGCCGCCGCCGCCGTCTGGATGATCAGCCAGCGCTCCGATGAAGAACTGGGGCGGCTCATCGAACAGGCCCACACCACCGGGGTGATCCGCACCCAACGCACCGACCGCGACATCCCCCACGAGCAAGCAGCCCTCCACCTGCCAGCAGCCTGGCATCGGGCCATCGCATCCAAGGCGCTCGAACATGCACGCGCCGCCGGAATCACCGTGACAGTGAGCCACTGATGGGGTTCCGCGAGTTCACCTGCGCCGCGTGCGGTGCGCCCTGCCTGACCACCACCACCGAAGCCGAGGCGAACACCGAGTACCTCAACTCGGGGATGCCGACCACCGAAAATGACAGCCTCGTCAGTGTCTGCGACGGCTGCTACCAGCGCGCGATGCAGGCCCTCCGAGAGAGGCGGAAAGGAGAGAACGATGAATGAGATGGATGAAGCCGACAGGCTGGGCGAGATCGTGCACCATGCGCTGTGGCCCGACTATCCACGATCCCTCTACCCGCGGCTGACTGACGCGGACAGGGCGCGGTACCGAGCAGTGGCAGCCGCCGTCATCGACGCGTTCAACGAGAAGAGCCAGTAAGCCACCACCTGTCCGGTTTCCGGACACCCCACCCCACGAAAAGGAGAACACCATCATGAAGCACATCATCATCGGCCAACAACCACAGGGAGGCAGCATGGCTGCATCGGTGTACGCGCAGGAGACGATGGATGACAAATGGATCTGGTGGATCACCGCCGCGAACCATGCACCACTAGCCCGTTCGTGCCGGAAGTACGCAACGAAGCGCGCCGCCATCAATGCGGCTCTGGCGGTAGCCAAGCTCGGCGAAATCACCGTCGACCCGCGCAACCTGACCTGACAGAAGGAGCGACATGACGGAAGAAGAGCAGCTACAGGCGATTCGCAACGCGATCTACGCGATGGTCAACGCGCTGGGTGCGGCGCTCCCGAGGACGCCAGAAGTGGTCGCGGCACTCAACGCGCTAGTCGAATCCGACCGCGAATCAACCTGACATAGGGACTGACGATGAAGTTCAAGTATCAGACGATCCCGCCCGAGTGTCATTGCTGCGGCGTGATGGATCACGACGGCTGCGATGTGGACCGTTTCTCAGACCTGGACGACGACCCTCGGTGGGGTAACTGGCTGTGCCCGCGCTGCCGCAAGGCGCAGCAGGCCGGTCAATCACCGCGCGAATGCAACTGACAGAAGGAGCGTGATGAAGGAACCCGACTGCGGAGGCTGCAAAGGCCAGGGCGCACACTCGCGGCGGTGCCGCACCAACCCCGGCTGGTTCTGGTATCGACTACAGGATATGGCCGAAGATCTGGCCGACAACATCGGGTCCAACGATCCCGAGGCCGCGAACATGGCCTACGCCATCGCGGGGCGCTGCAAGGCCCGCGCTGAATCGAAGTCGACATGAAGTTCCACACCATCACCGAGATGTTCGCGAGCATGCAGGCCCGTGAGGTTGCGCCCGGCGACATGATCGAATGCGGCCACTGCGACTGGTCTGGGACGACCACCAAATGGCCGTCGCACTTGCTCACATGCCCAGATCCAACCTGACAGAAGGACCAGTTTCGTACGCATCGCCAAGAAAAAGCGTTCGCGTACAACCTGACAGAAGGGCGGTGTTCCGGTACGAGCTGAACGAGAAGTACGACATGGCGCACGTGCCGGTCAGTCCGGTGTTCCCGAAAATTGAACAGGCGCGGAACTCCTGCCGGGAGTTCAACGCCCGTAAGCCCGGTGAGCACGTCATCTGCGAAGTGAGGAGCACGACATGAGCATCAGGACACCGCGAGAGAAGTGGGACCAGGCCGCTGCGATGCCAGACGGCCCGCTTCCTAAGTGGCTAGCCAGGCCGTTGGCCATGCTGATGCCTCGATGGGTTGCGACGCTGATTGTCGCCCGTCACCCCGAACACAAGACTTCGATGTGGCTTTGCCGAACCTGTCAGACGCCGTGTAGTGCCGCTGATCCGTTCTGTAGCGATGACTGCCGCAACCTGACATGAGCAATGAGCCGAAGTGTTTCGACTGCGGCGGTACCGATTGCGAGTTAGTCGGAAAGGACAACGGGATGGTGATGATCAAGCACGAAATTAGCGCGGTCAACTGTGGATGCGGTTGGCATCCATCGTGCGTGCCGCACCTGACGCAAGCCATGACGTGCCCATCGTGCCTCTACACCGAACTGGTCAAGTTCGGCTATTACCATCTCTGTCCACACTGTGGGTGGTCCACCAAACCAAACCTGACAGAAGGAACCCGTGATGACAGTTAGGACGATCCGGCAGTACGTGCCCGCTTACCGGGCCGATAACGGCAACGTGATCCCCATCGGGTCAACGACAGTCAGCGCCCACTTCGCCGAGATTGAAGCGGAGTCTCTGCGGTCACCGGAGGACGAAACCGAGGTGTTCGTGGCGTACCGAGACCTGCCCGTGTGGCAGCCGGTGGAACCGACAGAAGGGACCAACATGAATAAACCGCTAGGAGACCACCCGCACACCGACCCCGGCGACGGGCGAACAGAGTGCGATGTGTGCGGCAAATGGGTGTTCGAATGCACCCACTCATGCAAGGGAGTGCCTGTGACCGAGGCCGCGATGGCACGTTTCACCGCCCGTACAACCTGACAGAAGGACTGATGACAGTGGCTGCTGAATCGCTACCCATGCTTGACCATCCACAGTGTCTACTGCGGGAGGCTGAGCTACTGGCTCGCATAGCGGTGCTTGAAGCCGAAGTGAAATCGGAGAGGGCGCACGGCGACCGATGGCAGAAACTCGCTGGCCACTATGACGACATTCGGTACGCATTGCGCAATGCGTCAGACACCCCAGATGGGCACGCGGAGTTCTACCGCGAGTGCGCCGAACTCATTTTCCCAACCTGACGCAAGGAGGACTGTCCGGAAACCGGACACCTAGACGTCCCCGTTGAAACCTTCCCGATCCAGCACAGTGTGCAGTGCACCGACCGAGGCGTGCATCGCGTCAGCCTGCTCCTCCGGCAGCACCGGGGCGACCACCTTGTCCAACACCTCGAGCAGGTCGTTGGTTACAGCGTCCCGCTTAGCCAGCTGCCGGAGGACAGTGTTGAGCCTCGCCTCGCACCTTGAGCACTGCTTCTTCACCTCGTCACGGTCCGCCTTCACCTCTTTGATTTCCTGGCGGACACCCTCGGTGAGTTCGGTGGACCCCCGCGCCAGCGCGGCCGCACCATCGGAGGCGTTCTTGTTGATGAGGAACAGGCCGCCCATGATGGCGGCGAGGAACACGAACCCGCCGCCCGTCAGCAGCGTCGGAATGGTTTCGTTTTCGGCGGCCATGATCCGCGAGCTCACCGAATCGGGAATCAGCAGCAACAGCCTGATCCAATCACTGGTCATTTCGCGCCTGGCCCTGGGAGATGATCCACGCCGGCGACGGATGATCCGCCAACGCACGCTTCACCGTCCACCCGATCTGCCAGCAGCGGACCACGGCGGCGACCCCCAGCCACAGCGCGGCCCCCGTCCCCAACCCCAAACCCTCCAAGAACGGGGTGGTGCGCAGCAACGCCACCATCCACGCCGCCCACACGAAGATCAGCATGGCGTGCGCGGCGAACTCGATGACCAGACGCCACCACGTCGCGTCGATCTGCCACCGGCCCACATGGATGATCCGTTCGGGGATCAGTGCGCTCGCCACACCGGAGCCACCCGCCCACACGCAGCACCACGCCAACATCTCGGCCTGACCGGTGGGTATGTGGTTCAGCGACGACAGGGCGGTGGGCCCTTTGATGACCTGCGACCAGCCGACAGTGAGGAGCAGCAGCATCACGCACAGCTGGTAGGCGCCCCGCGCGCGGCGCTCCCTCGGCAGGATCGTCAGCCAGATCGGGTTGTAGAGGGGGGCGATCCTGGGGGGGCGGGGGCTCATCAATGCTTCTCCATGAATTTCAGGTGCAGGATGCCGTACCCCATGAACGCTACAGCGAAGGCTAACCACATCTGCGGACCCAGCCACGACGCCCGCGGGTCACCCAACGCCAAAAGTCCAGCGACGCACCGCGCCACCATGATGAACGACGCGACGAACGACGCCGCGGCCATCAGCGTTCTCCCGCGCGCACCCAGGCGTATCGCCACCAGGATCGCCACCCCGCAACACGCCAACGCCATACCCCAGAACGGTGGCTCCACCACGGGCATCGTCAACGCCACCTGCCAGCCCGGTGTCGCCATCCGCGACACACCCATCGTCGCCGTCGACACACCCATGGTGATCGACCAGATTCCCAGGCCGTACCCGGCACCGCGGGCGGCGATGCGCAACGAATTGGTGTCGATGTTCCGGTCCGGCATCGGGCATCCACCTTCCCTCGATCTTGAAGTGTAGTCGAGGGGTGTCCGGAAACCGGACAGTTCAGGACTTCAGGTGGTCGATCGCCGCGGCGACGGGCAGGTTCTGGATCGTCATGCGGCTTGCCCCTTATGCCGACGCTTCCACTGGCGCATATGCATCCGACGGCACTCGCGACATTGCCGCACTCCACTTGTGGGGTGGTTATATGTGTTTTCAGGAGTGAACTCGTGGCGGCGGATGCACTCCGTCTTGCGGGTGTTGCGATGGGTACCGTGTCGTCGGAGATCGTCGATGTTGCCCTGCTGCGTGTCCCACCGTAGGTTCGAGGGAACATTGTTGTCATGGTCGCCGTCAGCGTGGCAGGCCACGAACCCTTCAGGCCGAGGCCCTACGAACGCCTCAAGGACGAGGACGTGAATGCGATACCCCACCTTGCGGCCGTCCGCCTTGAGTTTGACCGCCAAGTACCCCATCGGGGGAGTTCGATAGGGCTTCAAGAGACGTTCAGCGATTGGCATCGGAGATCCGTTGCGCCGAATGCAAACCCGGGGAATCGCGCGAACGCGCCCTCGGCTGGAGATTTCGTAGTACGGCTCCCAGCCAACTACGGGGCGCCATTCTTCAGGCGTAGCATTCACTGCTAGCCCTCCTATTCTGCTGATACCAGATGGGTGGGTTAGCGGCCGGGTCGTGTTGGTAGCACAACCGGCCGCGCCTTCAATTCTACCGGTCAGACAGTGCATTTCAGGCCGCTCGGAGGTGATCAATCGCCTCTGGTATTGGCAACCCAGAGATGTGCGGGCCGGTGCCGGACCCGAAGAACATGCCCGCCTTCAGGATCGCCTGGAACCGTCCGGCAGATACATCTACCCGGTCCCGCGCTGGTCGTTGACCGCCTGAATGAGGTCGCCGACAGGACCGGCGAACACCGCCCCCGTCACCGCTGCACCGCCGGGGATCATCGCGGCCGCCCCCTGAATGATGGACACACCCTCGTTGACTTTCGCCACCGAAGCGTCCACCACTTCGTCGACCTGAACTTTGATCGCGGCGACCGCCTCGAACGCATCCAGCACCGGGGACGATTCGAAGGTGCCGTCGTTGCGCTGCTCCCCCGTCTTCTTCGCCGCCAACGCCGGGGCACCCGCACCCAGCAGGGTGAGAATCCCGGTGATGGCCTGCCCGAGGCTGGCGCCCTGGTCGGAGGTCAGCGCGCCCACCGTGATGGCGATACCGATACCGCCGATCAGGATGGTGCCGAGGTAGTAGACGATCTGGCGGGTCTTCGCGTTCATGGTTGTGCCTTTCCGGTAGCTGCAAGGATGACTGCGGGGTTCGACGCGTTGATGGCGTTCAGCAGCCCAGCGGCGCGCGCCACCCAGAACGGGCCGTCAGGGTCCTGAGCGCCGGGGCCCTGCCCACCCGCCAGGTAGGCGAGGTCACGCACCGCCCACACCTCGCCGCGCAAAGCTGCCGCCTCCACCATTTCTTCATGCTTCATGGCGTTGGCCTGGTACAGCGCGTCCATGGGGGTGAGGACCGGCTTGTTGTCCTTGCGGTAATGCGACTGGGAGGGTCGCGGATCGTTCGCCATCAGTAGTGCCTCCAGCTCGTCGAGGGGTTCGGAGTCCAGCAGGTTCGCGTTCGCCGCCAACGCGCGGTCATAGTATTTGCGGCGGTCAGCCAACCCGTTGAGGCCGCCGTTCACGGCGCGCGTCGCACCCTCCAGGTTGCGGGCATCCGCGAGACTGTTGAGTTGCGGCCGGGACTGCGTCCAGTAGTAGACGGCGACCTGCGCCGCGTTCTCGTCGGTCTCCATCAGCGCCGGGTTGTCCAAGAAATGGGTGGCCGTGGGTGCTTTCCCGCGACGGAACATCCAGCCCGAGAAACCTGCGGCGTGCGCCCGGCCGGTGAGCTGAATCCAGCCCCGCCCACGGAACCGTTTCCCGTCCCCGACCTGGCAGTTCCCGAGGTCCTTGCAGCGGCCCTCATACGCCGAGCCGTCAGCGATTTCCCGCTTGTAGTACAGGGCGCCCGACTCGTGGAACAGTTGCGCGATGACCATGGCGCGGCGGTCGATGGTATTGGCGCCCATGTCGTGCAGCATCCGCACGAAGATCGGCAGCAGCTCCTCGTACCGGGCCAGCGGCATCCGCTCAGGCCGCCCGGCGATGTCCCACAGCACCTTCGCCGTGAGTCCGCTGGTCGGCTGGATCGGGTTCGCCGGGGTGAAGCCGCCGCCGCGCGGAACGCCGCCGCGCCGGTAGGTGGAGAAGCCGTCGGCCCTGATCTTGCGGTCGATGAAGGACTGCACGCGGGCCACGTTCTGGCTGCCGTACGTGTTGTAGCCCATCTGGAAGTGCATCGAATCGATGAACGATTTCCAGTCGTTGCCCCAGAAAATCATGCCCTCGTACCAGGCGAGGAGTTCCCGCATCTGCGGGACCTGGCTCCCGGCGATGAGAACCGAGCCGTCCCATCCGGCGTCCTTGATTTGCACGGGGTGGTCTGACCAGTTCCAGTCGACGGCGGTCGCACCCTTGTGGTTGCTGGTGTAGACGCTGTTGTTCTCTGTCCACGAACCTTCATCGGTGTAGCCGCGGCCGTTGTTGGCGGGCTCGTTGAACTCGTTGACGTCGCGGAAAAACGCCTGCATGATCGCGTGCGGCTGGCCGCGTTGAATCCACAACTTCAGTGGGGTGCCGGGGATGGTGAGCTGGTCGCAGTCCGACACATCGCATTCGGGCCAACCGTTTTCCATCGGCTTCTGCAGCACCATCAGGTCACCCTAGCCAGAATCGGGACCACACGGTTGGTGTAGCCGGTTTCGATGTCGATCCTCGTCGCGTTCTTCGCAGGATCGGCCCTGGTCACCGCCGCTGAGGGGCTGGCCTCCAGCGACAACGACACCTCGGTGCCGACCACTGCTGCTGTCATCGCGCAAGTCGACTCTGTCACCGTTGACCGCTTCG